GGAAATGCTGGTGGGTTGTTCATTTCAATTCTCCTTTACGCTTATCTTTTGCATCAATTACTTTCTTTTGCCAGCTTTTATCAGCACCGCAAGCAGTGTAAGCAGTTGTATAAGCATCTTTCAGTTCCTCAAGGGTTGAAGCAGCATCAATAGCTGCCAAGTGGTCAATCATTACGTTTACATCTAAGTCAGATTCACCCTCGGGCAAATCTTCTCCAGAATAAATGTACATCCCGAGTCCATGCAAGGCCAATCCTTTGGTCATGCAGCGCATGATGGCGGTATTGATTGCAAAAGCATCAGGGTTGATGATTGCTTTATTAAGATGGTTCATTACTGGAAGTTGGCAAGTCATTGGTTTGCCAAACATTGTGACTGTTACGAACACCATTGCAGTGTCGTTTATGTCCATGAAACACTTGTCACCAAACATTTCAATTTTGTATGTTGCATCAGGGTCTGCTTTTAGTGCTTCAGCCCACGCCCACGCCCATGAAAGATATGTCAGTTTTCCTTTTTTCTCAGTATGTTCATTGACATTCTTACTGAGAAGACTTAACACCTGTTCTTGATTCATTCCTCAACTCCCATTAAATCGTTAAAAATATCTCTTGCTTCTTGACTCATTGCCCACATTCCTAGTAACGTCAAGTCACTGTGAATTTGAGCAAGGTCGCTACTGAACCCTGCGTATTTTTTGTGTAGGCACTTCTCCTCTAGACTCTTTGTTGTTCTTTCTATCCGCATTAGGATTGTCGAATAATCCAGCATTTTTTACTCCTGTTGAATGCTTTTTCCATGTTGCTGACACATCGGTCAGGGCTGAGTTCACATACCCAAATTCAGGGTCGGTGATTAGTTTGGATGGCATAACCACCCGTTGTACCTTTGGCTGTTGCTTGATTCGTTTAGCCGCCTTTTGCCGCAATTTCTGCCGCTCGTTGATGCTGAGTGTCGGTGTCCAAATCTCGAAATAAGATAAAAAACGAATCATCACAGCACTGATTTTTTGGGTTATGTGGTTTAACACAGAATGCACAGTAGTATTCATTTGAATGTTCCTCAATGATCCGATCAAGATATAGCTTAGTCTTCATTGTTGACCTCGCCTTTAGAATAGGGATTGATTTTAGTCTTTACCTTGCGGTCTTCCAAGGCTGCTTGTTGGCGTTCAATACGGTAACAACGCCATAGGTTTAATTCTTCTTCTGAGTCCACCCAAGGAGTCATAGGTATGTCGTTGGATAGTTGTGCCATACGCTTGGCTTTAAGTTCAACTCTAGCTCGAATAATATCTGCAACATCAGTCCAAGCATTTGACTGTATTGCCTCTACGATAGCTCGACTATCGCATATTGCATCTGCAACATCCTCAGAATTGAGGTCTTGCAATGCCATCCAAGTTTCTTTCTCAATATCAAACATTTTTCACTCCTGTTAAAAAAACCTATCAATGCGTGTATTCTGTCAGACATTATCATGATTGATATAGGGAATTTCCCTAATACACCTATGAAGTGCTGACAACTGTTTGTTAGTGAACACTTTCCCGCAACCCAAGCAAATCCAAGCTATTCCTGTGACAACACTGGTATGTCTGTTGCCTTTCGATCCTCTTTGTCTGCCAAAGAATGTACGAATTTGTTGAATCATTTCTTGCGAGACAGTGCTTTTGAGTAGATGAACACCTGATTCTTGTCGTTGATGTCTCTACTATCCTGCTTCTTCTTGGCAAATTCCTCACCTTGTTTAAACCGCTTCATCTTGGTATCTGTCAGCCAAAATGAGGGTTGGTCTTTGTAATCAAAGGCTGTTTTCATTTCTTGTTCTTCCTGCTTTGAAGTGGATGGTAGTCTGGTATCTCAGTTCGCTTCATCTGTTCTCTACGCTTAGTACCATTGATCTTGCCAATGTTTATCTTCTTCAGTTTATCGTCTGTTGTCCAGAGTGATGCTCCTGAGTAGTCAAATGCGCTTTTGTTCATTGTGTTGTTCCCATTCATTACATAGCTTTTTTACAGTTGGAGTCTTTCTCTTTTTTGCACAAACTGCGCTCACAGATTTGTACTTGGCCTTTTGTTGCAAGGTCATAGGCTCTGGTGGATCAGGATACAGTCCATGCCAGCCTGTAACACCCATCACCGCAGCCAAAACAAGACGGTCAATCATGTGTAGTCACCTTCTTCAGTATGTTCTGTTAACCGCTTTTGCAACCGCTGGATGCGCTTTTCGTTGTAGCTAACAATTGAAACTGCATATTCAACACCTGATTCAGCTTCTAGTTTCTTTTTGTGCGCCTCTTTCAATTCAATGGCAATAATTTCTCGAATTGTCTTGGTTCGAGTAATTTCACGCAGGAATTTGCTGGTTGATTCTTTTAAGCTCATGTGTTCTTCTCCTTGAGTTTGGCCTCAATGGCTTGGCAAAGTTCATACGACATTCCAAACGGCAAGACTCCACATTTAATTAAATCCATGCGCGTCAGCCCTACCCATGTGCGCTGTGGTGAATCGGCTACAAGTTTGGCAAAGATTTCTGCGGCTTGAATTGCGGCTGAGTTTTCCATCATGAATCCAGCCTGTCTTGCCATCTCAATGATTTCATCTTGTGTCATTTTTTCATTCCTTGAATATAAACAGACAGACTGTCTAGCGTATCTTTGCCAAACCCTGTCATCTTTTGAATTTCTACAGTGACTTCATCAATCACGTTATTACGCAACCAATCATAAAATTCCTGTTGGCTTTTAAACACTGGTGGATCGGTTGGTTCATTGAATTTACTCATCGTCATAGCTTTCTTCAAGAGTCTTTTCGTCAGGGTAAAAGAACGTATTGCAGCCACGGCAGTGGTAAGTGCGCTCATCCTCAAACAATGCACCGCCACAGCCGATATACGGGCATTTTTCACGGCTTTCATCTGCAAACAAGGGTTGGTAACGCTTAGACATTGGACACCTTTCAAGTTGTTGGGAAGCGTAGTGTATGACATAATATATTCTGTCTGACACTAGGACATTCCCTAATTGTGTAATGTTAGACACAAGCCAACAATTCGTTTCTTTTAACCAACAGAAGACAAAATGCCAAGACCGCCATCAGAGATTACAGGTACTCAGATTCAGATTGCCGTGAGGGTTACTCAGGCATTAAAGGATGAATTTCAGAATATGGGAGGTGCAATGTGGTTGCGGAAACTGCTTGCCAATGCGATTGAGCAGCGCAAGAAACGAGAAGCAGAGTTTGATAAACAAAAATAAATTGACGCACATTGTTTTTTATGTATAATTTGCATCGTCTAGAGTGGCATTTAGACGTAGACGGAAATCGGAGAACCCCGCAGAGTACTGTGTGGTCTTGTCAGACGACAAACGAACTTTTGATTTCCGTCATACGTTTTGTTGTTGCTCTCGCCAAGAGCCAAGACCACAGAGCATTTTGCGGGGTTTTTGCTTTTGGACAACACAATGCGGTACGTCAGTGGTTGTGTTTGAGATACCCCGATACACGGCAAACCAAAGCGGGGAGCGTGGGCTTAGTTCTAGAGCGTGGTGGTGAAATAGTCTGGAACAGTGCGATGCGATGGCATGGCTCCGAAGAGCAGAACATCGAGGCACAGGCGAACTTTGGTTTTGACCACGGTAAGGCTGTGCTTTGCTCCAACAATCACCAAAGAGCAGTTATGAATAGATACAAGAAGAAAGTAGTTGATTACTACAAGGACAAGTCAGCAAATGAGCTTGCTAGTCTCATCAAACAAAATGATACTTTTATGCAGTCTGAAGAGTGGTTTATATTGAAGGCAAAAACAATTTTTCGTTATGGGTGTAAATGTATGAAATGTAAAAAACAGATTAAAAAGTGGATGCAAATCAATGTTGACCACATAAAACCAAGAAAGTTTTATCCTCATCTACAAAACGACCCTGAAAACTTACAAATTCTTTGCGGTTTGTGTAACAAAAGTAAGGGAAACAAAGATGTTGATTACAGATGAACTTAAAGAACCTATGTCTAAAGGAAATGCAATGCACTTAAACGATAGTTATCCTACTGAATTCTATGTCTCTGATGTTGGATACCTAGTAGTAAAACAAGATTGTTTTGAATGTGGGAGAGTGACTCAGTTCATGCTTAGTCCTGAACAAACAAAGGTATTTTTCAATCTTCTACCTGACCTGATGCAACAGCAAACACAACAATGGACAGGTTTGTTTGATCCACAGACTAATGGAGATGACAATGTTTGATGACTTCTGGAAAATGTGGCCTAACACTCCAAGAAAAGGGGCAAAGGCTAAATGTAAACAAGTGTGGATAAAGTCTTATTGCGACACTCAAGCAGATCAAATCCTAAAACACCTTGCATGGATGAAAACAACAGAGCAATGGTTGAAAGCAAACGGTGCTTTTATCCCTGCCCCATTGGTTTACCTAAACCAACAGCGATGGGACGGAGCAGAAGTGCCTGAGATGCAGTCAAAACCACAGATTGATCCTGCCTTAGCCAAACTAGAACAAGACCGCCAAAAAGCCGTTTCTATGCCTGACCATATCAGGGAAAAACTTGCAGCACTTAGGGGTAGACAATGATTGTTTTACCAATAAAAAACGAAGAAACTGAACCTTGGTTGACAAAAAAACATTATGCTAAAAGGATGCCACAGATAATGTTTGCATTCGGCTTATATGAAAACACCACATTGGTTGGAGTAATTACTTATGGAATCCCTGCATCTCCATCGCTTTGCATGGGTATCTGTGGCAAAGAATATTCCGATAAGGTATTGGAGTTAAATCGAATTTGCCTAGAAGACAATAAGAAAAACCAAGCATCTTTTTTGGTTGCAAATTCAATAAAATTATTGCCAAAGCCATCAATTATTGTTTCTTACGCTGACATGGCACAAGGTCATGTCGGATATGTATATCAATCTACAAATTTTATCTATACAGGCTTATCAGCTAATAGGGTTGATTGGGCAATAAAAGGACAAGAGCACAAACACTCTAAAACAATAAGTGATGGAATGACTTTAGATCAAATGAAAGAGCAGTATGGAGATGATTTTTACTATGTGGAACGATCCAGAAAGCATAGATATATCTATTTTCATGGGAACAAAACAGACAAAAAAATATTGAAAAACAATTTGAATTATGAAATAGAGCCATACCCAAAAGGTGATTCTTTGCGATATGACTCTGGTGGCATAGTAAACAAACAGGAATTATTATTTATATGACATTAGACGAAGCACATCGAATATTGGATGAACAAAAAGATGGAACAAGACTCCACCCCATTGTCAAAATCACAGAAGCTCTGTGGACAACAGGGGACATTACAAGCCCACTACCAAAGCACGTTAGACCATTTGATAACGATGGCATCAACGAGTGGCTGGAAAGCCTATGCGTGGGGCAGAGCGAAAGAACTGGAGAATCATCACTTAGGGATTTACAAGGGAATCAGTCAAGAGCTAATCAACAGAATGAAAACAACTAACGATTAAAGGAATAATATTTTGGTATACATCGGTGTAGACCCAGGAAGCGTTTCGGGTGCATTAGGCGCATTAGACCATCATGGTAATTACCTAGAGGCATTCAACATTGAACACAAGGACAAGCACATTCTGGCACTGGTTTTCAAGAGTCGAATTCTTAGCCTAGTCGATCCCAAAATAGGGGCTGAAATTTGCATGGAACAAGTGCATTCAATGCCGAATCAGGGTGTATCAAGCACATTCGCTTTTGGTCGTGCCGTAGGGGTGATTAGTGCCGTTTGCGAGCTAAGTCGCTGGCCTGTTCACCTAGTCACTCCGCAGCGATGGAAAAAGCACTTTCACTTATCAGCCGATAAAAACGAATCGCTGGATATGGCACGTTATCTATGGCCTGAAGCTAAATTGAAGCTCAAAAAAGACGGGAACAAAGCCGAAGCCCTACTAATCGCAGAATATCTAAGGCACACATTAAATGGAATTGAAGCCAAAAAAGCGGCCTAACACTACACCAAAGGGTAAAAAAGGTCAGGTAGTCTTTTATTCTGAAAGAGAAAAAGAGGCACTCGCCCACATTGGCAATGGGTCAATCTCTGAAGGCACACGCATTGCAGTTCGTTGGGCTGCGCATTTCTGGCGTGTTGGATTGCGTCCAGACTTTGACCTGAACCATGTTGGAATCTGTCTTTTTGTTGACGATGAAATAGCTGATGAACTCTAGGGCTTGAAAATAGGGCTAGAACGGCTTTAAAAGTACTTTTCAGGGCTTTATTTTTGTTGGCCCTTATCACCCTACACTGTCGGGCTTGCATGGCCTTAAAAGTAGGCAAAGAAAAACCCGCACTAGGCGGGCTGAATGTTAGTGTTTACTAACTTATTTTCTGAAAATTATTCTAAGCAGTAGGGCAACAGTGGCATAAATCATTTTGTCCCCAAAATTAGCAACGCATTTGCTTTGCACTTTTCAACATCCACAGCGTTTAAACGCATTGCAAGCTCAATAGATAAATCTATCGCCATCTGTGCCTTTTCATCATCTGGCGCAGTTATTGCCAAAATCAGGGCTTGGGTCAGTGCTTGAGTTTGCGTCATGCTGTGGATGTTAGATCGGAAGAGCCACGTCTGAACTCCAGTCACGTTTCGGAATCTCGTATGCCGTCTTCTGCTTGAAAAAAAAAAAACTAACCTCTTTGTCGTCATGCGTGAACTCTCGTCCGACGCCACTCCCTGTACTTGTTCCTCCTGACCGCTCACAGTTCAGCATAT